TGGTAGTGGATCGTCACTAGTGTATCCACTGCCAGCATTTTGTATAGTACAAATATTAAATTGACCGCCTGTTGTTAACGTTAAGCCATCTATATTAACTAATCTGCCAGTTGCGTCAAACTTCCACTGATTTGTGCCAGTGTTCAAAGTTATTGCACCTGGCCCATTTACCGCATCGCCACTTCTTATTATAACATTGCCGCCAACATATGGCCTTGAAGAATTTCCAGCTATTAACTCAATGTCTCCACCTATCGCTCCCCATGTACTACTACCTATATCAGACCCAGCATTACCGGCAGCAATTGTTAAGTTACCTCCGTTGCCAGCATTCCAACCAGTAAAGCCGTCAGTACGAGCATCACCGCCTACTCCAGTAGTGATTGTTAATGGAATACCAGAACCACCAACACTATTGCCAGCAGCATCTCCGCCGTCGATAGTCTTTAAAGTGTTATTTGGGAATATCGTACCACCAGCATTAGTAAATTGCCAATCATTACTATTACCTGTTTCTGGGAATGTGCGTAATGTTATTTCGCCACCACTCATTGCTCGTATTAATACGTAGCCGCCTAGACCGTACGTTTGTGTTTCGCCACTTTCAATATTGATCCATCCGCCGTCACTAGTACCAGAATCACCTGCTTGGAAGTTTAGGTAACCGCCGGTGCCCGAGCCAATGCCTCGACCGGCACGAATCTTAATATCTCCGCCGTTACCATTAGCATCTCCACCAGGGCCTGCCCACAAGTAAACGTCACCACCTTCGCCAGCGGTGTTTGCATAACCTGCAGCGCCTTGAATGATAACGCGTTCAGCGTTAATAGCGCTTTCTGTTGATTCTGGTCCAAATATAATTGCTTGTTGCGCTGAATCACCAAACTTTAATGTTTGTCCAGTGCCACTTGGGTTAGCATTATCATTAATAGGAACTGTTAGCGTTGGGAATGTCATAGCACCATCTGTACCAAACCTCCACACATGCTGATCGCCCTCATCGTTATCATTGGTACCAATCTCTACACCGTATCCATATCCGGGTACAGGGCCATAATCTGGCCCACGCTGTAACACATAGTTATAATCATCGCCAAAATACAAGTCTTGAGAATCACCGGCAGCTCGCATAATATGGAAGTGTGATGGACCACCTGGTTCTGGCAATGCGCCAAACTCCAAACTGCCGCGGCTTGTTGACATTGTAACAACGCCGTCAGTATCTATTCTAACAGAATATTGTCCATTATAAATGCTGTTTCCAGTATCTCCTGAATTATATAATGTTCCAAGCAAGAAATTAGAACCATCTGTAATTGGCGAGACTGTACTAGTATTAACGTTGTTTGCGTTGTTTGCGTCAGTTTTATTAGCATTAACTACTGTAATATCGCTGGCTGCATTATCTAGAAATCCGCTAAATGTGGCTGATCTGATATCCCAATCGCCTGCTGCAAATTGGTCTCCTGTTGCAGAAATTTGTACAACAGCAGCATGCGGCATTTGGCCTGCATCTCCGAAGCCACCACTAAGTGCGACATAATCTTGTTTAACTGCTATAGTGCTGCCAGAACCTTCACTAAAAAACATGCCGCCTGCAAATGACCAAGTAGTAACATTGTCTATTAATCTTTGCCATTCTACTGTGCCGTCAAAACCGTATTTTGCTGCAACCCACACATAGCTGTCTGGAAAATTATTTGGGTTGGCTGTGACTCCAGACAGATACAATTTATCGTCTGGACCAACCACTATGCTAACTCCAAATGAGTCACAATTGCCTGCAACTCGTCTGCTCCATTGTTTAACACCTTCACTATTAAGTTTTAGTATGCTTATAGCGCTAGTTGTGCCTCCGTCAAAACTATATTGATAACTACCAGTCACATAGATATTGCCCGTGCTGTCAATGTCTGCATCTGCGCCTCTGCAGTCAAACCCAGCATCAAACAGTATAGCTTTTTGCCACTGTATAGCGCCAGAACTATTATACTTAACAACAAGCATATGATTTTCTGTATCACTAGCTTCACCTAATTGATCCATGTAACCAATTGCTACTATTTCACCATTAGGTCCAACAGCCATTCCATATGCTTCTTCATCGCCCTGTCCATTCAGACTTCTTGTCCAGTCAATACTGCCATTTGCCGCGTTGACTTTTGTAGTAGCAACATAGCTATCAGTACTATTAGATGCATAACCTACCATAACTGGGTTACCGTCTGAAGCTACATCAACTACTGAGCTAGTACTTTGATATCCAAAATCGTATTCTTTGCTCCATTCCAAGCTGCCATCTAAACTATCAATTTTAGTTAAAGTAGATACACTATATCCATTTGCTTCTGGAATTGTTTTGCCTGCTATGTATATTGAATTGCTGATATTATCTACTGCAAGACCCCACCCGTCTGTGTTAAAATCTGACAGAAATCTTGCTGACCACATCTTAGTACCACTGCTAGTGTACTTACCTACTGAATAATAGCTTGAATAATTAATCTCGCTTATATGACTGAATAAAGCAATAATATTGCCGTCAGAATCATATTCTACGCTAGATGCTAAAGCCGGCACATCATCAGGTGCGCCGTTTGCAGACTCGAATGTTTGCACCCAAACATTTGGATCTCCTGGTCCAGCCAATACGCTAATACCATCGCTATTTAAGATGTCACCACCTACTGGTAGTACTATATTTCCACCAGAATTAAATGTCCATTCTTTGTTATAATCGTTTGTGTAAATGCGTATTTCATCGTTAGCACTAAGTTCCATATCATCACCAAGTGCTTCAATGAAAATATCGTCTGCTGCAGTAAGATTTATGTCAGCATCCTGACTTCCTGTTCTAGTAGTTTCAATAGTAAAATCTTTATTAGACAGAGCTAACTTTGTAGACCCTGTATTATTAGTTACTACAATATCTTCTAAATTAGCAGTGCCACCTCCACCGCCTAATAGTCCTTCAGTATCAGTTAGTTGACTTACATCAGTTGGAATATCAGATTCTTTTGCTAAAGGAGTACCGCCATTAGTAGCACCATCCATTACAACTACTGTATTTTTGGTTGTGTCAATTAAAATTTCACCAACAGATCCGCGCTCGTTTTGCAGACCAGTAGTCGTATTTCTTCTGTGTTGTAGAATTTGTGCCATTTAAGTTGTTCCTATAAACGTTTAATTTATTTATGTTTGTGGTAAGTTTAAATCATCTATAGCGTATCCGCTTTCAAGATCAATGATAACATTGTTAGATGTTGAACTTAAATCTGTATTGCTGTATACAATGTCAAGCACAAATGGTTGATTTGCTCCATTTGGATTTACGTAATCTGTATTTGCAACCCAGTTATCATCAAATTCAATATCAGACCATCCAATTGAATTATTAGCAAGAATAACTGGATATACGTTAACATCTTCTTCAAGCGGTGCATTTGCTAAAGTGCTTGCCGCAAAGCCTGCATCAACAAATTTAATAACCTTTTTAGTTTTCTCAGGCCCAAAAAAGTAACCCTTTAAAGTAAAATTTAAAGTGTATAAAATTGTTTGTCTTTCAATGTAATCACCTTCGTAAAGATCTTCTGTAGTAACACTATTTAAAATAATAGGAAGATCAAAAGAATCAAGATCAGGTATAAGAAACGCACTAACAGTCCAATCTGGCGTAAAGAATGGAAGAATTTGCTCTAATATCTTAGTTGCATCTTCCGAATACTTAGTCATAATATATAACGAAAAATCTAGGTTATATGGTGTAGCAGCATAAACAAAGTTTCTTGCAGAGTTTGTTTCTGCTTTTGATTCTTTGCGCATCTTAAGAGACGAAGCAAGTTTTCTTTGAGAATCGTATTGCATGTTTGTAATTTCAAACGACATGCGAGGTAACGAAATAGCATCAGCAGCTCTTGTACCATTTATTAAATCTGGCTCTTGCACTAATTTTGAAAGTACTTTTTGGAACGGAGCATAAGATAACGGCACAATCATAGTTTGCACTAAGTTGCCTGCGTTGTCTTTTCTTTCAATTTTAATTTGATTGAAAATAGTGCCAAATAATGCTACATATTTTTTAGTAGTTGCATTATAAAAATAGTTTGCTATAGCCATTTATCGATCCTGAATATTAATATTTTCGCTAAACGGATCCATCTCCGAAAAATCTAAAATTCCGTCTGCTTCTGTTTCAAAATCAAGATTTTGAGAAATTACATCGGTATTTGCCAAGTCTTCGAGCGTTTCTACAAAAGCGGTTGTTGAATTAACGTTATCAAAATAATGATCGATTTCGTATCTGCCCGTTTCAAATCTTTCATTTGAAAATTCCATTAATTCACATTTAAGGTCATAGACTTGAAGACTTCCAGACTGATAGAATACACTCTCATGTTCTACGTGTGTAATTCTATACAAATTCTGATTTATTGGAAGCCAAATGACATCATTTTCACGAGGGCGAACTTTTCTTTGTGTTTTTCTAGTTACGTTTTGTTCGAATGTTCTAATAGCTACAGTAAATGTAACTTGGTCTCTAATTTGCAAACCAAACTTAGATAAGAAGTCGCCTTCACCTTCAAAGCCATCAACATTTTTAATATACACTTCAAATGAATACATTTCATCGTACAACGGCGTATCATCTTGATTGAGGATAGTATCTATGTTATTAAACTCTCCACTAAGATAGCTTATATCAATGCCATAAATTTGAATTGACTCTATTACTAGATCATCAATTAAATTTTGTTCATTAAAATTGCCATAATTATTGAAGTATACACTCGTTGCCATTACAAATTATCCAATAAAGTTATATGTAAGAGGTTGTAGACTTCTTATTGCGTCTTCTTCCATAGCTTGACGCTCTGCTCTTGCTTCAGCTAAAATTTGTTCGCCGTTAAATTGTACTCCGCCAAGTAATTGCATGCCTGTAAACTTAGTTAGGTTTAAACCCCATTGTTCACGAACCAAAACAGAAGCATAATTCTGCAACCAACGATCACCCCATACGTCAGAGTACGCGTCTGGATCAATAATGTCGTAAGCTTCTATAATGATATATCTGTCAGCAACCAAAGATGCTTTATCAGAATCTATATAAAGCTTATTTACGTGTTTGTTATAACGAATAAGAGGCATTCCTACAAGAATTTCTTGTAAAAACTCCATATGCGACATAGTCATCCAGTAATTCGTAACTGAATAACCTGTGATGTCTGAGATGTTATTAAGTACAAATTGGTATTGTACGTTGAAGATACCTGTACCAGTAGAGATAGAAGTATCAAGATCAAAAATTTTGGAAATACCAAGAAGGTTTTGTGGCAATGTAACATAACCATTTTCTACATCTTGTGCTGTAAGCTTATGTTTTAAATAAACTAATTGGCTACCATTATAGTGATAATCTCTCCAAAAAGAAACAGCTTCATCTACACGATCTTCTACTTGCTCTTCAGCTACGTTGATTTGAATAACCGGCGCACCGATTTTTCTTAAGATATACTCTTTAAATTCTTCTCTTGATTGTGGTTGTGCCATTTGTTTTCCTTAAGCCAGTTCGTCTTTTATGATTACTTTAATGTAACCGGTATTTGGAAAGGTTTCTACTTGGCCATTAGTGTATTGAATTTCAAATTCTGCACTATGAATGCCGGTATTAGCAGTATCTCCAGCTTGCCATTCGTAAGCCACGATGCCTTTAGCAGCATTAATAATAGTACCAATACCATCTTCTACAAGCAAATTACCATTTTCATCTTGCATATGAAATCTTATTGCTTGAGCGTTAATCATAGATTTAACTCTACCGTTAGAATCTGAAAGCGCAGCTTCAATAGATGGTGCGGTATCGTTTTGTTTTATATAGAAGCTAGCAGACATTTGTTTCTCCGGATTTTACTTTTATTTATTAAAATCAATTAGTTATTTTTGTAGCACTTCGGCCTGTCTAATGCCATTATCGATGATTCTAACACTATTAGATTGTTTGTTAATTGTAACTCCGTTGAAGTTTACACCGTTAAATGTACAATAATTTGCTCCATCCCCAGAGTAAGCTCT